GAAGACCAAGGTGAAGAAGACCAAGGTGAAGAAGACCAAGGTGAAGGACAAGTAGAAGGGGAAGGACAAGTAGAAGGGGAAGGACAAGTAGAAGGTGAAGGACAACCCTCAAGTCCATCGTTTGGTAAACGTTTTCGTTCATTATTAGGAAGGAAATCCCCTTCAAGAACTAATGAACCAGAAGTTACGCCTTTACGTTCGGAAGCAACATATACAGAAAAAAAATTACATGAGGTTTCTGATGAAATACGTCCGCTGATGATAGACAGGGATTGGGGGAAATGTATATCAATAATTAAAAATGCAATCAAAATTAAACCAAGTGAAGAAGAAATGGAAGACCGTGAGGCGAGAGAAATTATTAGTAAACAGAAAAATAATTTATTAGAAATATTACGTAGATGTAATGAAAAATACATCCGACAAGAAGAAGATAAAAAAAGGGAACAAAAAAAAAAACATGAAGAAAATGAAAGGAAGTTTGCAATGAAATATGGACTCGCATTACAGGATCAACAACGTCCGATGCAACAACGCCCGATGCAACAACGCCCGATGCAACAACGCCCTATGCAACAGCCTCAACAACAACAACGTCCTATGCAACAAATTCAACAACCTCAACAACGTCCGATGCAACAAGAAAGAATGGAACAGCCAATACAACAAGAAAGAACACAACAACCGATGTCTACAGAAGAAGAAGATGAAAAGGAAAAAAGTCCTGGTATACTTGGAAAAATTAAATCTATTTTTTCAAAAAAAGAAGAGGAAGAAGAAGAAGAAGATAAAATGATAGATTCAATTAATAATTATTTAGAATCATCAATAGATACTCCTGAAATTAAAGATATTGATGAAGGAGATATTCAAAAAATAGATAATCTATTAGTAGATCATAAATCATTAGTTGATGGAAATAATCAAATAGAAGGTAAATTTCAAAAATATAAAGAATCTCAAAGAATAAAAGGTTTTAAGGATTCAACACTAATGAAGCAAAAAGAAGAAGAAATTAGAAACCTTACTAATATAGTCTTAAAACTAGAAAAATCCCTTCGTAAATATAAAAAGAATGCGGAAAAAAAGTTTATAGCACAAAATGAATTACATTCAAAAGAACTTAGAAAAAAACTTAGAGAACAAGATAAAGAAAATCATGAAGTATATGACTATATGAATAAAGTCTTTAATGAAAAAATTAAAAAGGCAAATATAATTATCAAAGGTATTCAAAATGATCCTGATTATGTATTTAATGAAACCCATATGGAAAAAAAGAGTATAAAGAAAAAGAAATCAAAGAAAAAAAGCACAAAAAAGAAAAAAAGCACAAAAAAGAAAAAAAGTATAAGGAAAAAATCAATTCAAAAACGCAAAAAAAAAAGAAAGGAATCGAAAAATAGAAAACGCACAAAAAAGAAAATATAATACAATGATTAGTTTTTTTAAAAATTTTTTTGTATAATAATCATTAAATATGAAAAGGTATTCTAATAATGATCTATTATATAAAGATCCAATACGTTCTGGATATAATACAACCCCTAATACATTAAGTTTTAATCAACCGATTAATAAAATTCAGAAATATAATTTACAACAATTAAATAATCCAAATTTAATTAAGTTTAATAATAATTTTACTCCTCAGGGAAATAATAACCAACTGGTTCAATTGAATAAAGGCATCGGAAATGATAGTCAAACGATACCAGGTAGAAATTTAAGGAATGATCTACTACCAAAAGAGGAAAATAATTCACAAATGATACCTTATGGAAATAATAATTTAATTAATTTTAACAATGAAATTAATAAGTTTAAATATATGTCAGAAGAATTAATGAATAAAGATGAAGAAATTCAAAAGTATAAAAATGAATTATATAAATTACAATTATCACTTAATGATATACAAAAAGAACAACAGAAAGCAGTTTCAAGTGAAATAGAAAACAAATTATTAAGATTAAAATTAAATGAACAATACAATATTACAAAAGAAATTACTGAATTAAAACATAAAATAAAAAAGTCAAGAATGGAAACTAAAGACAAAGAAGGTGAAATTAATATGCTAAAAAGAATTATTCATAAACAATATACAGAACTATCAAAAAAAAATAAAAAAAATACATTAGACGAAAGTGAAAGTAGTGGGAGCGAATATAGTGAAAGCGAATATAGTGAAAGTGATTATGAAAGCGAAGAAGAAGAAGTTAAAACTAAACCAGTATATAAGAATAGTATATTGAAAGATATATTAAAGAGACATATTAAAGCCCCAGAAAAAAGGATCGATAAATTATTCTTTGATATGAAGATAACAGAAAAGACAAAAATTACAAAACCATTATTAGTATCTATACTTAACACCTTTAAAAAATAATAAAATATTATATTATAATATATGAAAGAATGGGTATCACCTATACCAATGGAGGTCAACCTTATATGGATAGGGAATCAAGACTATCCTGATTATTTTAAATCGTTTCTAAAAACATATGAACAATTTATGCCTGATTTTGATATTAAAATATGGGGTAATAAAGATTTAACACGTAAAAACTTCCCTATTACATATGATTATATTCAAAAAGCTAAGAAATTACACGGTAAACCAATGATAGATGATTATGGAGAAGCAATGTTAAATTTTAAATTAGAACCCTTAAAATACTCAAAATGGGCTCAAATAACAGATTTAATGCGCTTAGAAATAATTTATAATCATGGGGGTTATTATTTTGATACTACTTTTGAGATATTAAGACCCCTTTATAATTTATTAAATAAAGAGAAAATTAAGTTTGTAGGGTGTAATGAATATCCGAGGTTTAAAAATGCTGATATCTTATCCAATTCATTTTTTGGAGCAACAAAAAAAAATCCAATACTAAAACGATTATTAACAAAAAGAAAATTAAATAATATTAATTTCTATGATATGGCAGTTGATTTTCAAACTGGACCAGGTTATTTAAGATCGGGTATTAATTTAAATGATAATTATTATATATTTCCATCTACTTATTTTTATCCATTTGTTGAAGAATATTCTCCAGGTCAAGATCCACCCTATCGTAAATCAAGTAAAAATAAATGTCATGGTAAAAAAAAAACTAAAAAAAAGAAACTTCGTCTAAAATCAAACAAAGGATATATTGAATTCCCCTGTAAAAAATATCCTAAATCATATGCCCTTAAACATTGGCAATTAGGAAAAAGTTGGATGATTACTGAATATTTTGTTCTAGATAATTCAGATAATAGTATAAAAAATTATAAAATTAATTAATGCCTAAATTTTCAAAATATTTTCCATCCGAAGTCAATTCAAAGTCTTGATGATCCCATCCCCATTCACAGAACTGTGCTTTGGCGGCCTTTTCGTTCTGCGGATCACGGCTCGCCGAGCGCATGTCGGCTCCACATTCAGCCTTCGAGGCCTCGGAGCAGACGGAGCCGGGACGACCGCCACTGAGCTCAGCGGCATTGTCGCTTCTACTAAAGTAGGGTATCTGAGAATATCCCGGGCCACCGCCGAGCTTGTATGGACCCTGTTCGCGCGCCACGCTGTGGCGGGGGTCAGTGAGCGGTTTGGGGCTCTGTGGTGGGAGACGATTAAGGGCGCCTGCTTGACACCATCCCTTTGCCAAAGATTTTACGCTTGTAGGACTATCACGCCAACCGGTCCCAGGATCGACGAGGGAAAGTCGGGGCAAACCATATGACGCGAAAGAACTGTACCAGGCCGAAGTCCTACCTTTATATTCATTCATGCTTGTATCATCACTTATACAATGGCAAGATTTTCCTTCTCCATCAGCACCTTCGTTTGTTTCACCGTTGTGTAATACATTGACCCCTACCCCATTCGTACCATCAGTCCAATGTTCTTCTTGTTGATCGTAAAAGTTTTCTACCCATTTCTTCATCGCATCCCTATACCTACCTAACTCGTGTCTTTTCTTGGCCGCCACCCTCCGATTGCGATTTCGACAATTGCGACCACGCCGCCCCCTGGGGCATCTTCGAGGTCTTTGGGCATTGATAATCCCTAATGCCCCTCTAAGTGGTACTGTTCTCCCCCGACCTAAAGTAACATAGTTCCCGGTGCGACCGGTTGTAGGATCTATCTCGTCGACTGTCTTCACCGTACTAGGGTTGGGTTCGGCGTGTGCTGTAAGCCCTAGTTTCCCCAACTTCCTTCCGCGGTTGTCGGTTCCAGTAGGGTCCATAACAGGGCGACACCTTAACAACGCCTTTCCTGTACTACGCTGGTGATAATGGTCTAATTGTAATCCATTGTCTTGGTGACATTTACACTCACCAATACCTTTACCATCGTGTGTAGGTTTACCGTTTTTAGCCATATCATACCTATCTTGCCACCGTGGGACCCCCCACCAACTTAATCTTCGCCGATTCTCAGACCACCTCGGATTTTTATCACGATTAAATTGTCCCCACCATCCGCTAGCATTATTCCCACCGACCCTCTGGGTATTGTATGGGTCATCAAACCATTCGTCATCATATAACTGGGGGCCGCATACTTTAACACCACTCTGTCTGATTTCTTCGGCGGCGGCGGCGTCTGCGGCTCTGGCGGCTCGTTGCCGGTTCGACGATTCGCGGTTGATCTGGCGCACCAGATGCCCCGGCATTCCCTCATTAACATTATCACCCCTCTTATCCACCACTACACGTTTATATACCAAAAATAACAATACCAAAACAAAAAATAGTAATACTTTTTTTTGATCCTTCTTGTTCATCCTTTATATATATTATATATATTATTATATTATATTATATTATATTATTATAATAATTTAGTTTTTATTTCAGAGAGTATTGATTGAATATTTATTACACTACAATCTAGAACTTCTTGTTTTTTTTTATTTTTATGATAAAGTATATTAGACTCTATCTTATATTCATTATCAGCCTTTTTAAAAGATTGTTGTATTTTTAACATAGATGGTTTATTAGATGTTGAAATAATGTAACCTCTATTTAATGGAGGATAATGTACACATCCTGTTAAGTGTGTCCTCATATTTGTAACGGGACATTTTTCATGATCTTTTTTGATTTTATTACTAATTGATCTATTGCTACTATATTTTTCAATAATATTCTTTTGTCCTTTATGTAGGTTTATTTTATCATTTTTGTTTTGATTAATAAATAAGAAGTAAAATATTAATACTATTAATAATACAATAATACTTAGTTTAATATCTTTAATATCCATTATATTATTACTATTTATTATTTATATTATTTATATTATTTATATACTAAAAAAATACTATTAATATCAATATCTTGAATAATAAAAATCTTTTTATCTTCGTGTTCTTCCTTTATTTGATTCCAAATATCTTCTTTAATTAATTCTATAATTAATTCTTCATTCATAAAAAATACATCCATATTATTATTCTTTCTGTCACATTTGAATCCTAATGCTCCAGTTTCTTCTTTATGTTCATCATATATTCTTAATAATTGATCTATATTTGGTTGTATAAAATCATTAATATATTCTGGGAGACTATCTGTACCTTGAATTTCCATATTTATTTAAGATCTATTTTAATTTAATTTTTTTAAAACGCTCTAGTTCTTTATAATAATTACTATTTTCTTCATTGCTTTGTGTATAAATTAATTTTAAAATATGCCGTTCTCCATCAATTGTAGGTGAAACATGATGTTTGTATCCTTTTGCTTTAACAAGTAATAATGAATTCGGTTCGGTCCATTGAGTATGTAACCTTCCATCAAAATCTATCCATTCAGTAAAACTATTCGATTCATTATTGATTGTATATACAGCTTCATATTGAGGTTTATCATAAAGAAGTGTATCTATATGCCAATCCATACCATTTGAATCTTCTGAATAAATACGATGTTCAATGGGGAAATTAGACTTAAAAACTTTTTTTTTTAAAATTTTATTTATTCTTCTTATTTTTTGAGGAGAATAAAAAATTTTATTAATTGTAGAGTTATTTAATGGTTTAATATACCTAAATTTTTCAAATATAAAACCTTCCTTATCCGTATTTAATTGTTTTATATAATTATGTTCTTTATTAGTAAGGAAATCTGGTATATAAATTACATTATTCCTATTTATATACTGAAAGGATATTTTATATAATATAAATATTATTATTGTTATTAAGAATATATTCTGTTTGTTGTGTTTCATATATAATATATTATTTATTATTTTTCAGTAATAGATCTTAGAAGGGTAGATTGGAATTCTTCTTCTTCATCTTGTATCTCTCTCATTATTCTATTAAGAGGCGATAATACACGATCAATAACTTCATCAAAACGATTTGTACTTTCTGTAATATCTTGGATCCCTTCTCTATTTAAACCAGCTACCTGTTCGGGTGTTAAAGTAGTTACTGAAGTCGGAATTAATGAATGGGGTAGTTCTATTTGTTGCATAAATATATTTGAATCACTAATTTCTGGTTCTGGTTCTGGTTCTGGTTCTGGTTCTGGTTCTGGTTCTGGTTCAGGTTCAGGTTCAGTTGGAAATTCAGTACGACATATAGGACAAGTATTATTATTTTTAAACCACGGCAATATTCCTTCGCATTCTTCTTTCTTATCCCCTCTATGGAAGTAGTGTGGACCACCATTACAAGGTAATTTTATAACAAAATCACCCTTATTAAAGTTATCTTGACAGATTGCACAAGATAATTTTAATTCATCTTCTGTATTAATTTCAATAATTTCTAATTTACTTTTAAAATCTTCAGATAAAGGTGATATTATTTCTTTTATGTCATTTAATTCATCGAATGGTTCCTCAAATATATTTTCAACGTGGGGTATTATGATTACACGGTTATTTAGTACCTCTTCAAGTAGGCGTTCCATTGTCATTGAGGTCCGCAGTCCGGGGGGTGGGAATCGAGCAGCCATGTTCTATTATATCTATATTATATTTTTCTTTTATTATTTTCTTTAAATCCTTAATTATTTCTTGCTTTTCTTTATTATATAATGATACGAAATTATTATATACTTTGTTTGAAATATTTACTTGTTCATAATAGATACCTTTCTCCATATGTATTACAATTTTATTCTATTGAATGAATCAAATTTTAATATTGTTTAATAATAAATGAAGTTATCATATGAAGAAAACCTTAAAAAAGATGCTGAATGTAATTATATAGATTTTGATAAGTTAAATGCGCACCATATTTTACGATCATGTATTAATAATCCAAATGAATCTAATCCTGTAAAAAATAAAGGGTCTATCAATATGAGTATTCAAGAAGGTTTTTCATCAGATAATGCATCAAATGGGGGTGGGGTTTCATATATACCCAAAGGTAGTTGTCACGATGGATATGAAAAAGATGAAAAAGGAGAATGTATTCAAAAATGGAGGGGTCGTCATAGAGATGGAAACTGGCAAAGGGGACATTTTGTTGATACAATTCACGATAGTAAAGATAATTATAAGGTATGTGGTGAAAATGATTTTTTAGGATTAGATAATGGATATATAAAATGTGGAGAAGGTAAAGAGGAAGAAAGGGAAATTATAGGTTTTGAAAATGGTACAATATTTAGTAATAATCATTCTGACTTTTAGATCAGAGTTGATGATAAACATTTATTAATATAATATATAGGGAAATAACACTGATATATATTACTATTTAAATAAACATTTATAGGATTTAGCCCCGAATCGCTTGTCCATCCCATATCATTAATATAATTTATTAATTTTTGTTCATCTTCATTTAATATTTCTAATTCATCAGTACAATTATTATATAATTTACGATAATAGAATATTTCAGATGTAATTTCATTAAAATGATAGAATGAATATATTAAATAGAGTAAATTAAGGAATATAATTAATTTAAAATAAGCATTCTTTTGACGTAATTCTCTAATTATATTTAACATATTGTTATTTGTGTCCTGATTATGATTATTAACAATTACTTTGACTATATAATGGGTTGATTCATTATTAACATATTCTTTAATATCAGCTCTACATATCGGACAAATGATTGTATTATTGCTATGTAAAAATCTCCTCATACAACTTTTACAAAATGAATGCTCACAATTTGTAATACATAAATCATTATCACTGATACTTTGTAAACAAATAGGACAACTATTTAAACTTACTTCGTTTTCAGATTCCATATATTTACTTTATATATTATTTTGTTTCTAAATTTCTTTAAACATTATTCTATCTGAAATCTTCATATTATGTAAACGTATTGATCCACTATTCATTTCTAATACATATTTTGATTTTTTATTAATACTAATTGGTATTAATGATAATGGTACTGTATCTTCAACATAACCTACAATTACCATGTTATGGTCTAGGAATATAACATCTAATGGTATATATGTATTTTTCATCCACATACTATTATTTTGGTAATGCATTTTGAATAACATACCTTCATTATATCTTAATTTATTCCTTCTGAACATTAAACCCCTTTTTATTTCATTATTATTTTTAGATACTTTTCCATAAATTTTATGTTTTTTTCTTAAAAAAAATAAAAAATAAATAACCAACAGGATAATTAAATATAAAATATTTTTATTCATTTATATAATTTGTATTAAAATAATTTATGAAAGATCTTCAAGGAATCCACTTTCCTCTTCCTCTTCCGGATGAAACCTTCGATTCGAATAATTACTATAGTTTGTCTTTTCAATGTATTGTTTGACAAGTCCCTTAACTGTATTGAAGCTTTCATCCCTGTCTGATGTATTCATTTCAACAGAAACAAGTACCTTATTCGTTGAAGAATTATTCTCTTCAAAAACCAGGTGTTCAAAACGAAGGAACTTCATCCGAATTTTCCGGTCCTTACAAATATTAATATTCATTTCTTCATCTGTATGGTAGTTATCACAGGTAAGAATATCAGACTTAAGGGAATTAATATTTTGACCACCCTTTCCAATAAACTTAGGGATCATATGTTCCTCCATTGGAGCCTTAAAGACAAACTTAGTATTATACTTTGACCTCTTCTGATTCTTCTTCTTCTTCATAAAGATTTCTTCATGAAACATTGTATTATCCTTGAGCTTTTCCAATACACCATACGAAGGACATCTAAGTACAGCAAGTACGGGCGGATCTTGTGTATCATCTACTTCAATACTACAGTAGATACTATCACTATTTGTATCCTTCTTAGTCTTTCCAATGATATACTTCTTTAGATTACAACCGCCTTTCCCAATAAATCCACCAATATCATCCTTACCAATTGAAAGAGGAATTGTAATACTAACCTGGCTTTTTGATTTAGAATCGTCCTCCGGTACAACACTATCTCCATCCTTAGAGACTACATCGTCACCCTTGGAGACATCGCCTTCATCTCCATCATTAGAGACTTCATCTTCACCCCCGCCACGAAGTCTTAGTACTAGATGGAGAGTAGCCTCTTTTTGAATATTATAATCAGCAAGGTTCCTTCCGTCTTCAAGTTGTTTTCCAGCAAAGATCAAGCGTTGTTGATCCGGTGGGATACCTTCTTTATCTTGAATCTTAGCCTTAACGTTTTCAACCGAGTCACTCCCTTCAACATCAAGAGTGATTGTCTTTCCGGTAAGAGTCTTTACGAAGATCTGCATTATTTCTTTCTTTTATTTCTTTTATTTCTTTTCTTTCTTTTATTTCTTTTATTTCTTTTATGATTATTAATTAATTTTTATTAGGTTTCAAATTTTAGTTATAAAGTTCTTTTATTTCGTTTGTGAAATCAATCGGATTAATATGGGGAGATTCTTTAATTCTATAATTAACATCTTTTATATATCCACACAATGGATCGAAAATCCTTAAAGATACGGGTAAATCTAATAAATATAAATTCCAGAAATTTAGTGAAGATACATTACAATTAATAATTTCGTAAAAATAATCTGGTTCTTCTACAATCATTGCATATTCTTCTAATTTTTCCTCATTATTATGATATTGAATACAAAAATTACATTGACAACCAGGTATCCATTTTTTATTTTCAGGTAAAGTATTAAAATCTAGATGTAAGAAATGGATATTTTGAATAATACATTTCCTATATTCGTTATCAATATATTTTTTATAATCACACCACATAGGTCTTAAATTTCTATTTAATAAATCTTCTTTCCAATACATGTTTAAAGCTTGACGATATATCTTTCTTTGTACTTCTTCCGGTAATTGTATTATCTTTCTCCTTAATTTTGATCTCTTCGAAATCTCTGTACGGAGTTCATATTCTAGTATATTATACTGTTTGTATTTGAAATTATCTATTTCCATTTGCTTTTTAAAAATTTCGCCGACATATTCTTCTTTTTTATGAAGTCTTTTAAATCTTCTTATTTTACGTTCCATAGAAAGATTCTTTTTTAATCTTTTAAATAAAAAAATATCATTTATTAAAAACATTATTTGTTGATTTTATATTTTATAAATTGAATGATAATCCATTTTTCCCGTGGGGATCGTGCTTGATTTAGCATAATTCTTAGCACTTCAGTAGTATAGTATTCCATTTTCTATCATATATTAGTATATACCTTCATTTTATTTTATGTTTCAAATTTTAGTTAATGAATTCCGTATCCCCAGTTGGTTCAATTACTAAACACCATTCATATTCTTGTGGAAACCCTTTCCATTCATTATAATTATTATAATCCAGATATATTTCTTCATAAGAATTTGTATTTAGATACAAGATTTTAGAATTTCTACTTGCCCGATAATAATGTAATGTTTCGTTTTCGTGTTCATAATTATATTCTGATAATTCTGCAATACCTTCAATAGATTGAGTATCATATTCTCCCTCATTTTCTTTATATAACTCGATTGCCTTTTCTTTATCTTTTGTTTTGATTTCATGTTCTCTTTGAAAAAGATATGTTCTTTCCCCCAATATTTTAATTTCAAGCATTAATTTTTCCCTTATATCAGTATAGGAATACTTGTTCATATCATTAAGACCATGTTTTTTATTGATAGACGTTGAAATACTCCATACAGAACCTCTACCAATTGGAATACGATAATTTAAGAAACCTTCGCGATATATATCTTTTGAGGAAAACAAGTTATTGTAATGTTTGTCCAGTCCATTTTCCGCAATCCACTCTAGTTCCGGCTCCGCTGGATTATTCATACGAATAACCCTTTCCTCAACCAATTTAGGTGGAGAAGTATCTGACCATTTACGTGGTTTGGTTTTTGGTACTGGATATAATGTCCTTAACAATAATAAATTATTATATACAATTCTTATTTTTTGTAATTCTTCCTCTTTACTATATTTAAATGTAAGATACAATGTTTTAATGATCTCATTTGGTAGCCCGAACATACTACCTACTTGTAAGAAAACTTTTTTAATTTCTTCATGTCTACTCATAAGATTGTTTGTTTTTTCATTCATTTTTTGAGACATAATCCCTTTATAATTAATGTTAAAAAAAAAGATACAAATACAAAATCAAATTTACAATACAACTAGAAGATATTAACGCGCCGTACTTGTTCTGGTAAGCTCTTGTCCTTCAGCATCTAGCATTTCCTTTTTAATCTTTAGGATTACATTACAATCGATATAGTTTTCTTGAATCCCACTTGGTACTTCCGAAACCGTAAATGTGTGGATGTGTGAAAGAACCTGAGTATTCTTAAATGGCGGCTGAATACAATTGATACTTGAAAGTTCCTTATTGTCATAGACTTCATTAATTGCCTGAAGGACTTTTCCCTTATCCGTAGAAACTTCTTCATTTTCCTTATTAAATAGCTTATAACCAGGCGCGGGGGCATACCTTACTTCATCTGGAAGAGATGAAATAACGGTTGCAAGGAATTCTCTAATCCCCGTATCAAGTGGAAGCCCCATTTTATTCGCCATATCAATTACATTAGAACCACATCGTGAAATTTCAACATTATCTTCAAGATGCTTTACGGCCATATTGACAGTTGTGATACGGTCTTCAAGGTCCGAAACCTCTTCAGCATTAGAAGGCAGCATTTCATTAAATGTAATTTCTCCCGGACTACTACCATTCTTGACAACCATTAGATGGGATACTTTAGAACTACAGTTTTCTCCCAAGTCCCTACCAGGTTGGCCAAGTGGTTGAACGACTGTATATTGGTCATTATTAAAGATAGGAATATCTACCTCCTCAAAGGTAGACCGGTATAGATGAAGACAGTTAAAACCGTGTTTAACTACTGTCTTAGCCTTTTCCGGATTAAAGAATTGATCAAGGTGATATTCTTCAAACTTTTCGGTAAAGTCAACAGCTTCAGTTGGTACGATACTACGGAATACTTCTGTTTGACTCTTCCCGCTAAACAGACTCTCCCACTTTTCATTATAAGACTTCATATTACTTCTAATAGTTCCTTCGTTGTTAAATGAAGGGGTCATATCTCCGCCATATGAAGGTTGCGATTGCGCAGACCCCATGAGTTCTTTTTGAGTTCTTTTTGAGTTCTTTTTGAGTTCTTTTTGAGTTCTTTTAAGTTCTTTTTGAGTTCTTTTAAGTTTTTTTAAGTTCTTTTAATTTGTTTGTTTAATTAAACTCATTAGATACTTTCAAATTTTGATTTAAATGATATTAAAGTATTT